ATCCCACACGTAGTGGTCGACTACAGGTTTATATACCAGACCTAGGTGGTGATGAACGAGAGCAAACCAGTTGGAGAACAGTCAGCTATGCTAGCCCTTTCATGGGCTACACAACTAATCCTAACAGCAGTGACAAGGCCAATGCTTTTGAAAGTGTCACACATACCTATGGTATGTGGATGGTACCACCTGATATCGGTGTACAGATTATAGTACTATTCATTGCTGGTGATCCTTTGCGCGGTTATTGGTTAGCTTGTGTAAATCCAAATCTCAGTCATCACATGTTACCAGGTTTAGCAGGCAGTACTAATGTTGACTTAAATTCAGCTAGTGGTGCCGACCGCACTGGATTCCAAGCAGGAGTTCCTGTTCCAGTCGCAGAGTTCAACGAAAATCTACCTGAAAATGTAACTAATCCCGCATTCTATAATTTAAGTAAACCCATACATACTGAACAGTATGGCATACTAAAAGTACAAGGTCTGGATAGAGATCCTATACGTGGTGCTATAAGTAGCAGTAGCCAACGAGAAACTCCAAGTGCCGTGTTTGGTATCAGCACACCGGGTCGGCCACTTGATGCACAGGACCCCGCTAATCCTAAGAATGATTATATCAATAGACTAAACACAGGTACTTTGCCTCCAGATTTCTTTAGGATCAAAAGTCGCAAAGGTGGTCACACATTTGTCATGGATGATGGTGCTACATTAGGGCAGAACCAGTTAGTTAGATTACGCACTGCTGGTGGACATCAGATTCTCATGCATGACAGCAGTAATACCCTATATATTTCGCATAAAGATGGTACCAGCTGGGTCGAACTAGCCAGTGATGGACAGGTTAAAATATTCAGCCAAGGTAGTTTCAGTGTGAGATCGCAAGGTACTATAAATTTACACAGCGATGACAGCATTAATCTCAATGCGGCTAATAATATAAATCTCAATGCAGGAGGTAAGATACAAGCAGAATCCTCTAGAACGACTCTATTAACAGGTAGCCTTTCAATAGAAACCAAAACTACTACAGAATTTAAAATTGGTGGACCTTTCAAAGTAGAAACCGGTGCAGGCATCAGTCTCAAAGCCGCACAGACCTATGCATTAGAAGCCGCACAGATTCTAAACAACAGTGGAGGCACTTTAGTAGTTTCTAGTGTAAATGCATTCAATTTGAAAAATTTACCAGACACATCACGGGATAGTAGCAGTGGTTTATGGGTTAACAAACCCAATCAATTGACTAGCATAGTCACGGTAGCACCCACGCACGAACCATTTGATAGGGGTGAGATAGCGGCATTCTTTAATCCTGAAAATGCCAGCACAGGTATAACCCCTCAAGCAACCTACACAGGCACAGTTGACGCTGTCAAAGGTGTTGCTGGAACTGAAGTTAAGAATCCAGCTGGCACGAAAGATATTCGTGAACAGCTTAAGGTAAATGCTACAGGAACCGTAGGTAATCTCAACAAAGATCAGACGACAGCATATCTAGCACAGGTAGGTAAAAGCGAAAGCGGTGGAAATTATGCCGCAGTTAATCAATTGGGCTATGTAGGCAAATACCAATTTGGTTATCAGGCCCTGATAGATGGTGGTTATGTGAAATCATCAGTGACCAGTTTGGCACAGCTAGATAATCCTAATTCATGGACGGGCAAAGATGGTGTCACTGACAAGAGTGCTTGGTTAAACAATCCCAGCGTGCAGGAATCAGCCATGGTTGAATATACGCAACGTAATTACACGGCCATGGTCAAGAATGGTGCTGTCACCGCTGACATGCCTCCAGAAGAAGTAGGCGGTATGTTGTCTGTGGCTCATTTACTAGGACCAAATAAAGGAACACCTAATCGTCCAGGTGCACTAGGGTGGAGACAAGGATTAGGTGGAGCAGATGCTAACGGTACGACCGGTGACACATATTTCCAGAAAGGCAAGTTTGCTGTCTCAGTACTAGCACCGCAAGTACCCGCAGTTGCCGCAGGATAAATATCTATATGGCTATCATGTATCGTGGATTTAGTACTATCGGGCGCACACGCAAGTACCGCCTGACGGATTTTGAGTTGGTCAAGCAGGATCTGATCAATAATTTCTACATCCGCAAGGGTGAAAAGCTGATGAATCCTAACTTTGGTACTATCATCTGGAACGTGGTACATGAACCGCTTACAGAAGACCTTAAAAGTGTGATAATCTCAGATATCAAAGCCATAGCCGAGTATGATCCAAGGATCAGTATAGATAACGTGGTTATCACTGAGTTTGACCAGGGTATACAAGTAGAGCTACAACTGCGCTATGTCCTAACAAATCAGACTAATTTGTTGAATCTACAGTTTGACAATCAGAACAACACACTTACCGCTGTTTAATTAACTACCCAGTTATTTTTCCTGATAAATACATTATATTAGGGAACTATCGATGGCAATTACCACAAGACAAAGCAGTTTATTAGTCGCAGAAGATTGGACTAAACTATATCAAACTTTCCGTAATGCGGATTTCCAAAGTTATGATTACGAAACCCTGCGCAAGAGCATGGTTGATTATCTCCGAATATATTACCCAGAAGACTTCAATGACTTTATTGAAAGTTCAGAATTTATAGCCTTAATCGACTTGATCGCTTTCCTAGGACAATCATTAGCATTCCGCGGAGATCTAAATGCCCGTGAAAACTTCATCGATACAGCACAGCGCCGTGACAGCGTGCTTAAACTAGCACGCCTGATCAGCTATAATCCCAAGCGCAATATCCCCGCAAGCGGACTGCTAAAAGTTGACTCAGTCAGTACAACCGAAACTGTTTTTGACAGCAACGGTTTAAATCTATCAGGACTAGTAATCAACTGGGCAGACAGTGCCAACGACAATTGGCAAGAACAATTTATAGCAGTGATCAATGCTAGTTTGAACAGCAATCAAGCAGTGGGTAAACCCAGCAACAGCCAGATCTTAAATAGTGTGATCACAGAAGAATATCAGATCAACCTAGTGCCAAATCTTACAGCTACCTATCAGTTTAGCGCCGCAGTTGAAGGTAGCCAAATAGCATTCGAAATAGTAAGTCCAACATCAGCAGGACAGAAATATCTTTATGAATCAGCACCTAGGCCCAACAGCCCATTTAACCTATTATACAGAAACGACAATTTAGGCAATGGCAGCAACAATACAGGATATTTCCTACACTTCAAGCAAGGTGCGCTACAAAACATAGATGTCAACTTTCAAGAAAGCCTACCTAATCGTGTGTATAGTTTAAATGTTAGTAATATCAACAACACTGATGTTTGGGTATATAGCCTAGATAGGAATGGTAATCTCGACACACAGTGGACACCAGTGCCCAGCGTCGGTGCTACTAACGTTATCTATAACAAATCTACTAACAAGAACATCTATCAAGTCAGCACACGTGCAGGTGATCAGATCGATCTAGTTTTTGGTGATGGCAGTTTCGCAAACATTCCACAGGGCCGATTCAGGATCTACTACAGGGTCAGCAATGGACTCAGCTACAAAATATCACCGGATGAACTCAGAGGCATAGTAATTCCAATCAACTATGTTAGCCGTACTGGTCGCACAGAAACTATCAACATACGTGCTAGCCTACGTTACACAGTTACAAATGCTACCACACGTGAAACAGTAGATGACGTGCGCCAGAAAGCGCCGCAACAATACTACACACAGGATCGCATGGTCACAGGTGAAGACTACAATATCTTACCATATACATTATTCAACAATGTGTTAAAAGTCAAAGCAGTAAATCGTACCAGCAGTGGTATCAGCCGATATCTTGATGTTATCGATACCACAGGCAAGTATTCATCAACTAATATATTCTGCCAAGATGGTATACTGTATCGCGATGATCCCATAGATTCATTTAATTTCAGTTTTAATACTACCAATGATGTCTATAGAGTGATCAACAATCAGGTCAAACCTCTGACATCTTCCAAGGAGATGTTGCAGTTTTTCTACAGTACTTATAATGCTATTAATGCCTCAAATACCTATTGGAACAAGTCACTAGATGATGCAGGCATCACTGGATATTTCTATGACAGTACAGATAATATTCTACAGGTAGGTGATTTTGTAGCTGACAGCAAGAGATATATCAAGCAAGGCAGCATAGTGAAATTTTCAGCTGGTACAGGTAATTATTTTGATGCACGCAATACCATACAGCCGGGTGTGCCAAGCAACAACGGAGACAAATATTTTATCTATGCTCAGATCATACAGGTTTTGGCAGATGGTACCAATGGTGGTCAAGGCAATCTAGACAATGGCAGTGGACCTATAACACTTAATCAGGTAGTGCCAACAGGTGCAGAGGCTGTACGTATATTTCCAGTATTCAATAATAATTTCACTGACGCTCTGACTATCAGCATAGTAGATTACATCAGGGCCTATAAGGATTTTGGTCTGCGCTATGACGTAATAGACAGCGAATGGACGGTAATACAACCCGAAGATCTCAACACAGGAGATTTTAGTTTAGGTAACGCAGGTAATACCGGCGCCGCTGGTCTTGACGCCAGTTGGTTAATACGTTTTCAAGCAGTAGGGCAGACCTATACAGTCTACTACAGAGGACTAGAATATATCTTTGAAAGCGTCCGTGAAACAAACTTTTATTTTGATGACCGTGTAAAAATCTTTGACCCAAGGACGGGATTTACAATCAAAGATCAGATCAAAGTTCTAAAAGTAAATACCAATCCTGATGATAATCAATCATTGGCATTAGACTACATAT